TTTGTCAAACTGTTGATCGTGCGCTTGACGATCATATACAGTTCATCCTCGCCGCTGTCTGTCGGTAGACTTATAATGCTTTCAACGACAGCTTGACCAGATCCGAACACACCCCCGATCACATGCTTGTGCCAGGCATAGACATCTTCTTCGCGGCGATATGTCAGGCCCAATAGTGTGCCATCTGTGCGCCTTGCCCAGATTATGCTCTCGGGCTCCTGTTGAAATGCGAACTCCAGGATGCCGCCTTCAGTTAAATGTTCTGCTAGGATAGTTATGTCATTTGCAACATATGCATCCTGATTGACATCCCCGGCGTATTTAAACTCTCTGACTTTGCGAGATCCGCGTTGAATGAACAATGTAACATCTGCGACCTGGACAGGCTCTGCATCAGTACAGCCGTAGTTTGAATATTTGCGGATCACCGTAGATGTGGGAGTGACCGGGCCACCGTTGGATGTTGTCAGAACGTATTCGCCGCCACTCGTTCCGATTGTTAAAATGCGAGTAGCTGAGAGGTATCGGATCGCGTTCACTTTGTTCGAGGCAATCGTGTAGATTAGCGCATCGTCGGCGTTAGTTCCCACAGTGAAATTTGGATAATCGGCGTTTTTCGAAAACCACAGCGTCTGAGGGTTGTTGTTTGTTGCACCGAATACAAGCCGTTGCTCAAAGAATGTCACGACAGAAGGATAGTTGTTACTAGAATTGTTTAAATTTGGGGTGGGGCTTCCACCTACTGACAGCGACGCAAATGACCAAGCGTCATGGTCCGTGCGAGACAACGTGCGGATCGCGTAATTCGGATGCGTGAAATACATTACATCTGCACTTTGAACAAAACGAACATTAGACAAATGCGCAGAGGTGTAGGGAGTTGCGACCTCGTAAATCTCAGAGGTTGTTACGCCAGAGTCAAAGGTTGTAAAGCTTGTCGTGTTAATCGCTGCGGCGTGTAAATCTGTTAGAGTAAATGTATGGGTCGTGACGTTAGCAATGCGGTAGTTTCGTGCCGTCAACTCAGCCATTGCACCGCTGTTCGCCAGGTACACTTCATCTCCGTTGGAGTAGCCGTGACTGCTGCTGGTCAATACACCGGGGTTGGCTCTGGTAATGGCTGAGATTGTCTTGGCTGCGCTCAGAACTTGCAGTCCATTTCTGTACACGCGCATGTACTGTTCGCCGAATTCCAACGCATAGGTATCGGCAGTTTTAAACTCAAATGGAATAAGCCTTGTCGCATTTGCGCTGGCTTTAACTTCGCCCAGATATTCTGTGCCGGGGCGGCGCTGAACACCGCCATGAGGCGCCACGATCATATTCGTTAGATCGGAAAGACCTTCCCGGTATTTCTCAATAGATACCCTCCCCTCTAAGCGCGGAGATATTTCCCCAGCGGTAAAAGAGCTGAGAGCTGGTGCTGATCTCGCCATTAAAAGCGACTTTCTATAAAGTCGGAGGCTTCAATCTTTTGAGGTGCGCCCTCAGTGCCGTCCACAAACCTGGCCTCGCTAAGTTTGCTATCGTACATGGCAGATGTAAGCTGAACCATCGAACTGGACCCAACGATTGAATAGCAAATTTCAAACGCCAGGCGAGCAGCCAGAGCATCGATGAGATTAGCATCGTAATCATTGGGATCTGTAGAGCGTCCGATATATTTAATCTTGGCAACGTTCTCATCGGTTATAAGCTTGCGCCCTTCAATCACAAAGACAGGCCCACCCGTGTTTGAGTGCATATTGTCTTGAGGATAACCCATGCTGCCGTTGTTAAACTCTAGAACTCTCAAGCAGTAAGGATCCGTGGGCAGAGGATATTGATAGGCATAGCCAAATGCCGGAGTGTCTGTTTCCTGATTAAGTTCTTGACGATTAATTAAACAATTCCAAGGGTGCGCTCTAAACACTGTATCGCGCACGGAGGGATAACGTTGGTTAATGATCCTGGCTGGCTTACTGTTCTCATCTAAAGCGGCGATGTTGCTGGCTCCAATTGTGTTCAGAGCAATGTTACAAATGTCGACGGTGCTGGTCATAGATCATCTCCGAAAATGAAAAGGGCAGAGTGATATCCCTGCCCTTTCTTTTTTTAATCAGCTCACCACATAGTTTATCTGGAAGCTCATATCCCCACCGGTGCCACCCGTGGCGTTGAAAGTGACCCCAACATAGTAGTACCCGCCGGGGTCTACCGTAGCTGAAGCCAGCTCCCACGCCTTTTTACCAGCGGTGTTAATATCAGCCGCTTCGTGACGAACGTCTGCCATTGCAGCGGCGTCCGCAACTGACGAGGCAAACAGGTCTTCATCGACGACTGTACCGGACGATTGGTACAAACCAACATTGAAAGTACAGCTCCCGCCGAACGTATCAGTCCCAACAAAGATGTTTGGCAGTGAAGCGTTGCTTGGAACAGGCGCAAGCATAACAATATCATTGTCGGTGCTATCACCAGCCGCCAAAGCAACAGTTCCCTGAGCTACGCGCAGTACGCCGTGCAGTTCCTGGGAGTTACTCATTACCTGCGGAGATGCTTCATAGTTTGCTATGAGCGTTGTGTTTTTAGTAGTCATTGCTCAATCTCCCTTATTCTGCACAGAGGACAGAAACGACTTTCGCTTCTTCCATGCGGGTTGCGCCAATTGTCTGGCTGAAATACACCTGTACGGCATAAGATTTATCAGCTCGCTCATCGATGCGAGATGTCGGCTCTTTGCCGATTGCCAGCTTGATGCCGTCTTCCGCAAAACACAAAACCTGACGGTTTGAAGAGCTTGTTGTAAGACGGTTAGACGTAATAAACTCAAATCCCATGTATGAGGAAACTTGGCCCATCGCGAGAGCTTTCACGGTGTTGAAGTCACTCGAAGTTACTTGAGTCGTGCCTAGTAAGTCACTGATTTGCTTAGGGGAAGCTACACAGTATCTTTTGATCGATGGATCAACATTGCCTTCGTCCAGGATTTGTTTCGCGTCCAGAAGTTTAGCAATTGTTAGTCCAGCCGAGCCGTGGGCGATGATGTTACCGGCAGTAAAAGAAGTTGTTGTACTTCCATCTTTCCCTGTCTTCGCATCACCGAGAGCAGCGGTAATGATTACATCATCGATTGCTCGGTTCATGGCCGAGCTTGCGGCTTTCGTATATGTGCTGGTTGGGTCGATAAGCAGACGTACTTTGTCCTGGTCATCGATCAAGTCAGCGTACTCGTAATCTGCTAATGTTACCATTCGCCGAGAATGCGGTGTATCAACAAGCGGCGTGTCCGCATGTCTAGATGTGCGAAGAACAGCCGAGGCCGCACCCACCTGATCGAAAAAGGCTTTTTCGCCGTTCACAGATTCGACATCCACTGCATTACGCAAATTGGAACCCAGTTGCTGCGATAGCATTTGGACGTTTGACGAAAACTGTTGAACAAAAGCCGTAGTGATTTGAGTAGACATTTGTCTCTCCTACAGTTTGTTTAAGTTTTGGGGTTGCTTCGCCGGGTTGTCCGTAAAGGGCCGTGGCTTGCGTTTAAGTCGCTAGACTGCTTGGCTCACAAGCTTGATGTCGTGGGGCTGTTCGCTTATCCACTGTGCGAGGTTTTACGTAGTGTATTGAGTTAGTCGATAAACCTCGTCTACGTAATTCTGATGTTCCGGGTGACGTGCGTCATTGTATGGCCCATCCAATCGCATTATGTCTTTTATTTGACGCCCTGCTTCCGCTGGTGTCATCACCATCTCGCTTGTCTCACCAATGAGTTGATCCTCACCGATTTGACCAGCTATTGTTGAAAACATACGAATAATGTCGGGGTGGTCTCCGAGCATCCGACCATCGGCCAGTTGCAAGGTTTCAAATATCTCTACGCCGCCCAACAACTGCTTGGCGGCATTCTGGGCGCCCTGCACTTTCTGCTCGAAGGCTTTACCGTATTCTTGGCGCAGCTCTTGCTCGGAATTATAGATGGCGTCTTCACCAGCTTTTTTCATAGCCTCGTTTTGGCTGGTCTGTTGACCTTTATAGAAATCTGCAACTGCCGTCGCTTGCCGCTGCGATAACCCGGCATCAAATGCCTGTTGGCGAAACTGGCCAGCGACAGTATCATCCATGCCTTCAAACTGATATGCGTCAGCAGCATCTGGCGCTCCCAGCTTTTGATAAACCTGACGCCATTCATCTGGCGTTGCTGACTTGCCAGGGATTGTTACATTTTCACGCCCGATCATGCGCTGGGCGTGGACATAAGATTTTGCCAGGCTCCCTGCGTCTTGGAAGTTCCGCAACGACGGTTCTGATCTCAGCTCCTCGGGTATACTTTCTAGAAAGTTTGGGGCTGCGACAGCCTCTTGAGATCCAGCTTCCTGGATTGCCTCTTCACTCATTTGTTGGTTCCTTTTTGTCGGACAACATTCTGACGATCAGCAGCAATGCTGCGCGTTGCCCTTCATTAAATGCAGTCTGATAAGGATCGCCAGAAAACGTGGTTGTCTCAAATCCAAAGCGGCGTTTGAGATCAGCAAGCACTTGCTCACCATCGTCAGTATTAAACGTCCGACGATATTTGAGCTTCAGCTCTTCTATTTTTTTATTCATTGCGGCATTTGACCGTTCATAGCGCCCTGCATCTGCGCAATCATCTCGCCGCCATTCTCAGGATTTTGCTCCATGACCTGGGCTGTAGCCGTTGCTTTTTCTCTGCGCAGCTTGTCAACTTCAGCCTTGCCACGAATAACTCGGGCTGGCATTCCTGTTGTTTCAACAATGTACTCAACAAGCTTGTCGCTATCCAGGTAATCCATAACGGGCGCGACTTGTGCCATCTGTAGCATTACCTCAAAACCTCTGAGCATACTTTGCAGATCTGTAAGTTTCTGGGCTTTCGCCAACGGGCTGACATATTCAATATCAATGTCCATGCCCTGCAATTCCTCCGGGGGTTGTGGGAGGAGTCCGCCCCGGAGCAGCAGCGCAAACGATCGGGTAATCATCGGCTGCAATAGCTCTGCTTGCAGCCTACCTAAAACAGGCCCAAGCAATCTCATTTTTTCTTCGTTTCTTTGAAGCACCTCGGTAGCAGTCATGTTTGACCCCTGGCCCAACAATAGCTGATCAACAAAGAATGCCTGGCGAATAGCATTTCTTCGCTGCTCTTCCATGTTTAGACCGAGAACGTTGTTGGCCCCAATTTGTAAGGGCTCCATTCTGTCTCGCGTTCCTGATCTGTAAAAGTTTAGAGATCCAGGAGAGGTGCGTATTGAGCCCATGAAGCCGTCATCTGGAACCATCAGTGGCGGATCCAGTTGTTTTTGAGCTGACTTAATAATTGTCTCGCTCATCTTGTTAACCATTTTCACATCTGGCAACGCAGTCATGGCAGGGCTTCTGCCATAAGTTGACACTGAATCTTTTACAAACCTGGTGACCATGAAGGGGAACTCATCAAAGCCACCCTCGCTCAAAAGCTGCCGATCATCTGCCGTGTAGTAAACAGATGCTACAGGCTTGTCTTTTGCCTTCTTGCCGCCACTTTCGCCGCGAGGATAAACGACATGCACCAAGTCATGTTCTTTGTAGGGATCGTCCTCTACATCC